TTCTGGTTCTATGCAGCTTGGAAATCAGGTCAGTGGGGGATATTCGCGCTGTGTTTCCTTTATACGTGGGCATGGGCGAAAGGATTCGCTATGCACTGGTGGAAAAAATGAAGCCAAGGAAATGCGCCTATTGTCGCAACGACTTCGAGCCATTCCGCATGGGGCAGAAAGCCTGCTCCGTTGAATGCGCCTGTCAGATGGCACGGAAGAAGCGGGAGAAGATCGAACGCAAGGCCTACAAAGAGCAGAAGGAAAGGATCAAGAGCAGGGCGGAATGGCTCAAGGAAGCACAGGCTGTGTTCAATCGATACATCCGGCTACGCGACGACAAAGAACCCTGCATAAGCTGCGGAAGGCATCACGAAGGGCAATATCACGCGGGTCATTATCTCAGCACTGGGGCTAGACCTGAATTAAGGTTTGACGAAGCGAACGTGCATAAGCAGTGCCAGCCCTGTAATACCCATTTATCGGGCAATTTGGTTTTGTACCGCAAGGCACTGATAGTCAAGATCGGACTTGAAGAAGTGGAAAGACTGGAATCTGACCACGAACCGAAGAAGTACAGCATTGATGAATTGAAAGCGATAAAGGCTGAATACACCAGAAAGGCTAGGGAATATGGGCGCACTTGAGAGACTTGCAGAGGCACAAATAAGCTCTAACCTGGGCGACGACTATCTCAGACTCGCTGATGTTGATTACATTCGGGCTAGTGGTTGGGCTGCTCAGTCAAACCCGGAAGGGCTGATGCTCTATCGGTTGAAGTACGCCAATGACCATACTGAATACAAGCCGGCCCTCCAAAGAATGTACGCCTTAGCAGTAGGTAAGGCTTTCAGGATGCGACTCATCATATCCCATCAAGAATTGACCGATCTGGCAGAAAACACGCTTAGGCATTGGGTTGCCCCGGTCTGTCCTGCGTGTCTTGGTCGTGGCTATGAGGTTATCCCCGGAACGCCGACCCTTTCTGAAACAGAGTGCAAGCACTGTCATGGTCAAGGAAGGTTGTCACTAAAGAAGATCGTCAGAGGGCATATAGACCTTGCCGAGTGGCTATCGCAGAAGATGGATAGCATTACAGGGGCGTTTGTTTCCAGCGCCAGGAACGCTGTAAAACCCTAGATACAGTGCCCAACTTGCAAAACATCACTAGATGTAGTAGATTATTGGCACTCATACAAGAATTTAAACAAGAGGCCGCAAGTTAGCGGTCTTTTGCGCTCTAAATTTCAGTAACAACACCAGTCACGCCTAGAACGCTGGATGCTTCCGGCAAGTGCTGGCCCGTAAAGGGCGATGCGCACCAGACTGGTTATTTTTCCAGTGGTTGTGAAAGCGACCTCTTTAGCCTCGGCTCCTCACGGTTCCGGGGCTTTTTTGCGTCCATTGCAGGGGAAAGCATGGCTACTCCATTCAAACTTGGCTGGCATAGCTTCAAGTTCGACTATGGCCGTTCCACCTTCTCCATTCCCCTATTGCTCACAGACGAGCAAAAAGAAGTCATCGAACTAAGCCAAACCCTAATGAGACACGCTGAAGTCCTAGTGTCAGGTGGCTACCGTGCAAATTTTGATCCAGATCAATTAGATCAGCAGTGAGGCAGACATGGCCCCTGAGATAAAAGCAGTCATCGAAGCGGCAAACGTTCATGCAGAAAACCAACGCCTTCTCGATATCTACAGGGATGAGAAGAAGTCGCACCAGGACGCAATCGCAGTCCTTAACGACCAAATTTCAATGATGCAAGCCGCCCTGACGGTGAGCAAGCAAGACCTTAAAACCGCAATCAACGCACTTTAAGCAGGGGCTACCCTCTGCAAAGGGGTAGAGCATGGCCGGAGCACCAGAAGGCAATAAAAATTCAAGCAAAAACAATCGCTTGTGGGCTGAAACAATAAAACGCGCTGTAATACAGGCAGACCCAGACAGATTGCGCCGTATCGCGGAAGCACTATTGAGCAAAGCCGAAGAAGGCGACCTTGCAGCAATCAAGGAATTAGGCGACCGGCTAGACGGAAAAGCAATGCAAGCAGTTGAGCAGACGACAGAGCATACCGGCACTATTAGCCATGCCCATGTAGTTGTGCCTGACTTGAGCATTAAAGAATGGATGGAAGCTCATGGCCTGGGAACCCCAGCCTGGCCCACAAAGTAGCGCGATAACTGCCAAGCTCATAGACGAGCTATTTTTTGGTGGAGCGCGGGGTGGTGGCAAGTCTGACTACCTGCTAGGCGATTATCTGGAAGGGCTGCACCACGGCCAAGCATGGCGCGGCATCATCTTTCGTAAGACCTACAACGAGCTGGAAGAATTACAGATACGCGCAAGGGAGATATTTCCTGACTACGGCGGCAAGTACAAATCAGCCACTAGCGCAGAGTACCCATTTAGCAACTGCTGGTATTTCCCGAGTGGCGCAACGCTCAAAATGCGCTATCTGGAACACGAGCGAGATGCAGACGGGTATCAAGGGCATCAATACACATGGATCGGGTTTGACGAACTAACCAACCATGCAACGCCTTACGGATATAACAAGCTCAAGGCTTGCTTGCGTAACTCGGCGGGGATTCATGGCCGGATCAGATCAGGCGGAAACCCTGGCGGTAAGGGGCATATCTGGGTAAAGGCAAGGTTTATTGACGTTGCCCCGCCTTACATGCCCTATACCGACCCTGATACAGGTCTAACGAGAGTATTTATCCCGTCCAAGATCACGGACAACAAGTATCTGAAGGACAACAAGCAATACATCAGCCTTCTAAAGTCGTCTGGTTCCGTTGAACTGGTCAAGGCATGGCTTAACGGCGATTGGGATGTAATTGCCGGGGCGTTCTTCGATTGCTGGAGCAGAGACAAGCACGTTATCCAGCCGTTTGAAATACCCAAAGAATGGCAACGGTTCAGGTCGTTCGATTGGGGGTCAGCCAGACCGTTCTCTGTGGGGTGGTGGGCTATTGCTGATGGGGAAAACCACATTCCAAGAGGCGCGATTGTGCGTTATCGGGAATGGTACGGCGCATCGGAACCAAACGTGGGCTTAAAACTCACTGCTGAAGAAGTGGCCCTTGGAATCGTGCAGCGAGATAGGGGCGACAGATTCGCCTACTCGGTAGCTGACCCTAGCTGCTGGAAAGTAGATGGTGGGCCTTCCATAGCGGAGCGAATGCTGAAGCACGGTGTTTTGTGGCGCAGGGCTGATAACCAGCGGATAAACGGCTGGGATCAGATGCGTAATAGGTTAGTTGGCATGGATAACGAACCGATGATCTATTGCTTCAACACCTGCACGGACAGCATCAGGACGATTCCGCTGATGCAGCACGATGAAGCGCACCCAGAAGATATAGACACAGACATGGAAGATCATGCCGCCGACGACTGGCGGTATGCCTGTATGTCTCGCCCGTGGCAAAAGCCATTGCCCAAAAACGAAGCACCGCGATTCCCCCAACATCGAACGTTTAACGAAATCATGGCGAAGCAGAAACGACGCCGAACGGAGAATGAATAATGCAGACTCTCGCACTCAGCTACGGTAGTGCCGCAGCAGTAACCCCGTCGGATACGACGATCATCAATTGCCGCGCACTCTATGTTGGTGGCGCTGGTAACGTCGCTGTCAAGACCACATCCGGCGCTACTGCCGTGACCTTCACCGCTCCCCCGGTTGGGACGATCCTTCCGATCAATATTGACGGTGGTCAGGTCATGGCGACCAATACCACGGCAACCCTGATTATTGCGCTTGCCTAATGGCTAACGAAGTGAATCAGGCGGGAAGCCTTGAGCGCAAGGAGGATTTGGGCGATTTGCCCAAATCCATCGCTCGACGCTGGAAACTAGAGCTAAAGCTAGCGGATAAGCGCGAGTCTAATTGGCGTAAGCGTGCCAGCGACATTTACAAGCTCTACACGCCTGAAACACCAGCCACAAACTCGTTTAATATCCTTTGGACAAATACCGAGACTTTACGCCAGAGCGTTTATAACTCGCTCCCGCAGCCTGACGTGCGTCGCCGCTACCAGGATGACGACAAACTAGGCAAGGCGGTGGGTGAAGTCCTGACCCGTGCGCTTGAGTTCTCTCAGGACACATACGACTTTGACGGGCTGCTGCAAAAGGATGTTCTGTGCATGTTATTGGCAGGGCGAGCAGTGGCCCGTGTTCGATACGTTCCAGACATCCGTTCAATTGGCGAGGAAGATTCCAATGCCGACGATGATTCACAGGAAAGCGAGAGCTACGAGGAAATCGGCTGGGAACAAGCCATCTGTGAGCGTATTCAGTTTGATGACTTCCGTATCCTGTGCGCTGCGAAAACGTGGGAAGAAGTTACTGCAATTGGCTTTAGGCATCGTTTCACACGGGAAGATTGCGTAGAGAAGTTTGGCGATGAGATCGGCAACAAGATACCGCTTGATGAAGTCGCGGATGAGGACGTGAAGAAGTCCAAAGACGTTCAAGACCTGTTCAAGACCGCTGAAGTCTGGGAAATCTGGGACAAGGAAGAGAAAGAAGTCCTTTTCATCTGTCCGACCTACGCAACCCCATGTAAGACGCAGGACGACCCGCTAGGACTTCAGGGCTTCTTTCCGATACCTCGGCCCCTGTACGCGATAGAAAACGACACTACGCTCGTACCTGCTGCGCTCTATACCCAATATGAGCAGCAAGCCAAGGAACTGAACCGTATCAGCCTGAGAATCAACAAGCTGATTGAAGGCTTGAAGAATCGCGGCATTTACGATTCTACGTTGTCTGAGCTTTCGGAACTGATGAAGGCTGGGGATAACGAACTTATCCCGGCACAGAACGTTACTGCGCTCTTGGAGCGTGGTGGGCTTGAAAAAGCCATATGGATGATCCCGATTGAAACGGCGGCCATGGTTCTCAAGGAACTGTACGCCCAGCGGGACGCCACCAAACAAGTCATTTATGAGATCACCGGCATCAGCGACATCATGCGATCCGCCTCTGACCCTAACGAAACGTTCGGCGCTCAGAAGATCAAGACGCAATGGGGTACGCAACGACTTCAACGGATGCAGAAGGAAGTGCAGCGTTATATCCGCGATCTGATTCGCCTGAAGGCAGAGATCATCGCCGAGAAGTTCCAGATGGAAACGCTACAGCAGATGACGCTTGTAGATTTGCCCACGGAACAGCAAGTGGCGCAGCAGTATCAACAAGCTCAATTGCAATGGCATCAACAAGCCGCGCAAGCACAGCAACAAGGCCAGCAACCGCCACCTCCCCCGCAACCTCCGCAGGGGGTTGTTACATGGGAAGCGGTCATGGAAGCGATGCACAACGATGCGACCCGCACCTATCGTATTGACATCGAGACAGATTCCACGATTGCTGCAACGCAAGATGCGGATATGGCTGGATTGCGTGATTTGTTGGGTGGTATCACGCAGTTTATTCAAGGTGTCGGCCCTGCCGTTCAAGCCGGGGCAATTCCAATGGAAGCGGTCAAGGCGATTATCGGTGTTGTGACCCGTCGCGCCCGTATGGGTACGGTGGTTGAGGATGCTTTGGAGACCTTCCAGCAACCCGCACAGCAATCCGACCCGGAAGCTGCCAAGGCACAAGCCCAACAGCAACAACAGCAAGCCCAGATGCAGCATGAGGCACAGCTTGAGCAGATGAAAGCCCAGAACACCGCTCAACTTGAGCAAGCAAAGATGCAGATGCAGAACGAGCAACACAATCAGCAGTTGCAAGCCGACCTACAGGCTAAACAGACTGAAGCGCAGTTTTCCATGCAGCTTGAACAACACAAGCAAGAGATGCAGGCGCAACAAATCGCCCACCAGAATCAGCTTGAATCCGAACGTGAAATGCAGCGCCAGTCACTTGAGGCCGAATCTCAGCAACGGGAAATGGAATACAAGGCCCAGACCGAAGCCGACCGCCTCGCCTTTGAACGCTACAAAGCCGAGATGGATAACGCTACGAAGATTCTAGTGGCTCAGATCAGCGCAAAGGCTAGTCTTGACCAAGCCGCCATGAGTGCAGAGCAAGCCGCAGCACAACAGATGAGCGAGCCGGCCAACGATGGGCAAGCCGACCTTGTAGATATGCACGGCAAGACCCTTGAAGCGATCAAAGGCGTGATGGAGCAACTTGCCAAGCCACGCAAAACCACGCTGGTACGTGGTGAGGATGGCAAGGCTATTGGTGCGGTTCAAGAATGACCACAGGTTATGTAACAACGCTTAGAAACGCTCAACTTGATGCGATTACTACTGCTGTCGGCAATGCGGGGAAACTTCGCATTTATGACGGGACGCGACCTGCAACGGGCGGTGCGGCAACTACGCTACTGGCTGAATTCACGCTCGGCACTCCTTTTTCCTCTGCTGCTGCCGCTGCCGTGCTTTCTCCTACGCTTCCGGCTGATACAACGGGGGTTGCGGCTGGAACTGCCACTTGGTTTCGTATCGTCACATCAGGGAACGCTGCGGTAATTGATGGTTCAGTAGGTACGAGTGGAGCTGATTTGATCCTGAATACCACGACCATCTCTGTTGCGGTGACTGTAAGCGTTACAGGATTCACGATCACAAGAGGCAACCCGTAGTGGCAACGGGTCAAGGAACGGTTACGTTTGACTTCGGATCAGGCAAGGGGACGAACGTTGTAATCCAATCCGTTACCGACGCTGGTGTTAGTGCGACTTCCAAGGTTGAAGTTTATCTAATGGGCACGGATTCAACCGCAACCCATAACGCTTACGAACACTCGATCATTCAGCTTGGTGGGCTGTCGCTTTCCTGTATTTCAATTACAGCAGGAGTTGGATTCACGGCCCAGGCGGCGACACAACTACGGATCACAGGAACAATCAAAGCCCGCTATGTCTGGGCAGATTAAGGAATAGATATGGCCGGTTTTCGCATAGAGGGCAATTCGTCTGGCAACGTTGCAGAAGTCAATGCCGCTAACCAACTCAAGATTGCGCCAGAGGTAGATTCCACAAATAACCCCGGTAACGTTGGATGTATCAAGAATTTTGGCGAGAATGATGGCGGCTTTGCTACTGGTGTGATGCGTATTGCCTCGCCGGAAGTGGATATTGACTATCGCCAACGGGTAGCAATGGACTTGCTGCTGGATGACGAAGTGTTTAACTACACCACGCAGAACTTTGGCAAGCACGCAAACCTGCTAACCACGATGACAAGCTCATGGGTGGCGGGTCACTTCCTTACCAATGCCTCGTCTATCACGACTACAACAACGGCTTGTGCGCTCAAGACCTACGCCACGTTCCCGAATAACGGAACTCAAACCTTATCGGGTGATTTTGAAGTCGCGTTTTCTGCTCAGCCGGTAGCTAATACCTTTGTTGAGTTTGGTCTAGTCGGCCCTGCATCTGTGCAAGGCGCAGCGCCGACTGACGGTGTGTTCTTCCGTCTTAACTCTGCGGGTCTGCAAGGTATCGCTAGTAACAACGGTACAGAAACCAGTACAGGCGTATTCCCGCTGTCCGGTGGTACGGGCACATGGGCTTACACCAATGACAAGAAACACCAGTTCATCTGCTACGTCGGCGCAGTCTATGCAGCATTTTGGGTGAATGATGGCACGGGCGCTGTGCTGCTTGGTCAGATTCCGCTGCCTTCCGGCCAAAATCGCATTTGCATGTCACAAGGGTTGTGTGCATGGTTTAACCATCGTATTACTGGCGGCGCAGCCGGTGGCGTATTCCAAGCCAAGCTTGGTGCGTACTCGGTTCGCCTTGGCGGTTCTAACATCACCACGACCAACTCCACACAGGGCAATCGAATCTTTGGTTCGTATCAGGGCGGCGCTGGTGGAACGATGGGTTCTCTTGCGCGTATTGGCACGATCACAACGGGTAACGAAGCGAACGTAACCGCAGCCGTACCAACGACCACAACGGCAGCGCTAGGCTCTGGTTTAGGTGGTACGTTCTGGGAAACTGTATCTCTGGCAGTGAATACGGACGGCATCATCATGTCGTATCAGGTTCCTGCCGGTACGGTAAACGTGGCAGGTCGTCGTCTTGTCCTTCGTGGAATCTATCTGAATTCCTACGTGCAGACAGTGATTGTCGGCGGCCCCTACACCGCGGAATGGTTCCTTGCCTTTGGGCATACGGCTGTCTCTCTGGCAACTGCCGATGCAGCAGCGACCAAAGCCCCGCGCCGTATCGTTCTCCCGTTCGTTCAACAGGTAACGGCGGCACAAGCGGTTAATACGACTGTCGCACAAACTACAACCTTCTGCGATTTTGGCGATGCGCCCGTCTTCGTGAATCCGGGTGAGTTCATCCAGCTCTGTACCCGTCATATCGGCACGGTCGGCACGTCTGGAACGGTGGTTCATCGCGTTACTCCTGTGTATGGCTGGGAGTAAGTAGATGTCACTGCTTCTTGCGCTAACGAGTACAAGCAGTGGCGTTAGTGGAGCAGCTGCATGGACAGAGCAGAACGACGTTTATGCCCTATCAGGCACAAGTAATGCAGTTGCCACGCCTAAGAAGATTGGCGGCGATGATGTGCCACGGGTTGAGTATTGGGAAACCAGAAAACAGCCCAAGAAACACGATGAACAGCTAGACAAGTTCATCCGTGAGCAATACGAGCAGATCGCCGGCAAGACTACCAATGAAGTACGGGAGATTATCGGTGATTACGACGATGATGAAGAAATCCTACTTCTATTGGTGCTTTAACCATGCCCGTATATGAGTCCGTTTGCCTGAAGTGCGGTAAGTATCACGAATATATCCGCACTGTTTCCAACTGTCTTGATACGCCTGAATGCTGCGGAGAAAAGACCGACAAGCGCATTCTCTCTGCGCCTATGGGGATAGTTGATATTCCCGCTTACGAATCCCCGGCAACGGGCAAGTGGATCACGTCACGCTCAGAGCGTAAAGAGGATTTGAAACGCTCAGGCTGTCGGGAATGGGAAGGAATGGAAACCGAGAAACAGGAAGCCGCAAGGCGCAAGCAATATGAAGAAGCAGCACAAGATAAGGCACTCGACCATTCCGTAAGGCAAGCATGGGCCGATTTGCCGCCGAGCAAAAAGGCTGAAGCACTGGCCGCAACCGTATAAGGAAAGATCATGGCATTCACCGAAGCTACTCTCGTCGCCCAGCTTGATTCCGCTGGTACTGGCCGCGTTATCAACCTGCACACCTATCAACCTGGCGCAACCATCACCACTGTCTATGCCGTGGGCGTTATCGCTCCCTACGCTGGCCGTAGTCGTTGGGTTGATCTCACCTCAAGCAACACGGCTGCACAGGCCGCGACACAACTACAGAACGCACTAACAGCCTAAAGATTTAACCCACTAGCAGGGACAAGCGAACGCTGAGAAGCGCCGCACTTGATGAGGCTAGAGACTCATCCGGTAACGACTGGAGATTCAAATGCTCGAAAACGAAGGCGCAACCGCCGAAGTTGAACAAGTAGAAAGCAATGTTTCCGAACCGAAAAGCATGGACGACACGATCAGGGAAACCCTGCGTAGTCTGAAGTCTCAAGGAATTGAACCGGAAACGGAAACCCCAGAAGCGCCAGAAGAAGCAGCCCAGCGCATCCGTGATGAACAGGGCAAATTCAAGGCCAAGGAAGAATCGCCGGTAGTTCAGGAAGCACAGGTGGCAACTGAACCCGAGATTGCCCCGCCGAATACGTGGAAAAAGGACGTAGCGGCCAAGTGGAACACGCTCCCGCCTGAAGTACGCGCAGAAGTTGCTCGACGGGAAGCAGATTTTCACAAGGGCATTGAACAGTACCGAGGCGCTGCCCAATTCGCGCAAGCAATGGATAAGGCGATTCAGCCTTATGCGGCCACGCTCCAAAGTCTGAACGTAACGCCTGAAGTCGCGGTGAAAGAACTGCTCTCCGCAGATCATCGGCTTCGTTACAGTCAGCCGCAAGAAAAACTCGCCTATTTCGCTGAACTGGCTAAAGCCTATGGCATTGATCTAGGTCAAGTTCAGCAGTATGAACCGCAACAAATCGACCCGAACGTGTCTGCCCTGCAAAACCAGGTGCAGCAGCTTCAGGGTTGGATTCAGCAGCAGAGCATGATGGGTCAGCAGCAAGAGGAAGCCAAGCTACACAGTGAGATTTCCTCATTCGCTTCTGACCCAAAACATAGTCATTTCGAGTCCGTTCGAGGGCATATGGCCGCGCTTCTACAAGCCGGACAAGCAAAAGACCTCGCAGATGCCTATGAGCAAGCCGTCTATGCAAATCCCGTTACTCGCGCCGCAATCCTTGCTGAACAGCAGGAAGCCGCACGGAAGGAATTGACACAGAAGGCGCAAGCGGCAAAGACAGCAGCGAGTGTCAATACACGTTCGCGTCCGTCAATGCCAGTTAGCACGCCCATAGGTTCTATGGACGACACCATCAGAGCGACCCTGCGCCGATTGCAGGGCGCCTAATCTAAACAAGGAGCATCACTATGGCCTCTCCCGGTCAAGGTTACTCCGCTGGTAACTTCGGCGTTTTTTCGGAACTGGTTACGACCACTTTCCGCAATCACTCCAAGGAAGTAGCGGATAACAT